CTTCGGGAAGCGCGTCCAGTGGCCTTTGGAGCTGTCCCATCTGACGATCAATTGTGTGATTGGCTTACCGAGCGCAATATAATTATACGGAGATACGACGTAATCGGTATCAAGCGTCCATGTGGTGTAATCGCTGGAGCTCACCCCGCCGTTCTCGGAAACCGCAACACTGGTCAGTGACACCATGCTGTCGATCCACAATTCCCGGCTGGCAGAGCCGTCATAATAGCGCGTCTGTTCGTCGGATCCGCACAGGAAGTAGTTATCGCCACCTCCGACATACCGATCAATCAGCCTGGATGCGGCGGTGATCAGTGTGCCCAAAAGCGTATCGTAAGACGTGTCAGTCGTAAAATTGCTGTCGGTCAACAGCTCCCTGACGTCAGTTGAGCTTGTGTAATCAGCCATTGATTTATCCTTGTGGGGAGGATAATGTATACCCTCCCCACTGGAATATTACAAATTAGGTTGAACTTGGAATTGCATTGCCGGGATAGCGAGGCTCAAGCACCGCGATCACGTCAATGATATTTGTCGCCAGTCCGGCGGACTTAGTGAGCACCAGCCGGAGGAACCGATGATCGGTGTACCCGGTCAGGCTTGGCAGCGATGCCGGATCAACGTCAATGACCACCAGTTTGTTGTCATCCTCGGCGTCGAATGCCGCCCCGCCAGAAGCTGTTGCGCTGGTAATTGCGCTCATTGCGTCTGGACCGTCAACAGCGGCGCTGAGGCGGTACTTGAACGGAACCTGGATCTCTGTTGCGTTGGAGTCAGACTCAGTGGAGCATTCAACCGTAATCGTCACGGTATCAGTGCTGTCACTGGTCATTGCCCCGAACTGCACAAGGAATGACGCCCACTGAGCGGTATCCAAATCCACGTAGCTGGTTGCGACGCTGGTGCTGTCGGCCACCGGAGCCAGGATTGGTAAAACTTTGAGTCCTTCTGCGTATCGTATGCCCATTATGTTATTCTCCTATATCTTCCCTAAACTCAGGTGGTGGCCGCAAGTGCAACGAACGGGCTGATGGTATCTGTGCCCTTGAACGGTGTCATTGCGCTGTTCCAGTAAGGCTGACCATCACAGCGGTAGACAAATCTGAATGTGGTCTCGTCGGTCAGGAACTGTACGTGGATGGAGCTTGCTGACTGTACGCCGCCCTTGGTGATCATGGCGTACTGTGAAGGTGAGGCCAGCAGAAGGTCGCCAACATCGCCAAGCTCTGGATTGTATTCGGTCTCAATAACCGGTCTGCCGAGCAGCCGCCCATAAGGTGCATCAGCGATACCGCCCGGAGGCATGTAAATCGGCTGGTCGCCCAGGGTCATGTTGTACAGCTGCGGAACGATTGAAGCATTGGCAAACCAGACGTAATCATTCGAGCCTGGATAGCGTCGTGCCCACATGTGGCTAACGCCGAGGCTGTCAATCTCGTCTGCGTCGGTGCGTGCTGCCTCAACCAGACACGGAGCCGCCAGGATACCCAGAGGCATCCCTGCGCCAGTACCGTTCATGATGGCGTCTTCAACGCGGAATACAAGCTCGTTTGGTACGTTGTTGACGATCCAGCTATTCAAAGCCACCGCGTCATCAAGCAGCTCGTCGGTTGCGTAAAGCGCAGCTGCAACCTTTTTCAGCCGGAGCGAAAGCTGCCGGAACTTCGGTTTTGTGGCAGTCTTTGTTCCGCCTTCTTCCAGCCAGTAGCTGAGCAGCCCGCCGGTGCGGGAACCGTTCACACGGCTGGTTTCGTCAATGGCATTTACCCGCAGGCCAGCGCCAGAGACGCTCACCGGGCTGAACCGTGACAGCATTGCGCCGGTTGTCCACATGTTCTGTGTAATGCCAGCGGCAATGTCATCAGGAACAAGGAACCCGCCTTCTGACGGGATAGCCTCGTTCAGGCCGGACGCCTTGAGCGCCTTCAAGCGTTTGTCGATGCCGTAGGGCTCAATAGCTGCTTTGTGCACAGCCTTGAAGAACTCAGCGCCAGTGAATGGATTTTCCTTCAGCGCCTTATCTGCTTCATCAACGATCACGTCAACGACACCAGCTTTGACCTGTGGCTGTGCAGCTTCATAGGCTTTGACAGCCTCAGCAGCGGCAGCCTTCGCAGTCTCGCGCATCATTTCAGCGATGTCGAGCTGCGGTGCTTCGTTTTTCACTTCGGTATCTTTTTCCATAATGTTTTCCTCAGTTGGATTTTCTGCCTGCACAATCACAGGCTCTAGTAACGACTTGATCGGCATAACACCGTTGCGCGGCTCTGCGGGTGTTGGCGTAAGTGATGCCTCCCCGATAGGCCAGCTCTTGATGTGCCATGCCTTCCCGACCTGCTCCCGCTCCACCAGATGACCGGCTGCGCCAGATGACCACCCGAGCTTGCCAGCTTCAACCAGCTCATACACGCGCTTCTCGTATTCGTCACGCATCTCAAGCTGAGCCTCAAGCCACAAGCCCACATCATCATATTTGGTAATTGCCTTGCCGATCTTCCTGGACTTCAGCGTACCATCCATCCCATGGTGGTAATACACCGGGAGCGTGTTGTTTGCCTCGACGCCAAGATCAGAGTCTTTGGAGAAGAAGTCGCTCTCAAGGTCTGGATCCTTCGGTGTGCTGTAACGCACCAGGTATCCGCCGACCTTGCCTTCTCCCAGGGCTTTGACCTCACCGCCAAAATAAATCAGGCTATCTTCCATGTGATTCTCCCGTATACAACAAAAAAAGCCGGATAACATGCAAAGATTTGCATATCATCGGCTATAGATCCCGTCTACTCGCCTTCGCCCGCTGCTACCGGAACCACCGGCTCACTTTGTGCTTAGAACAAATGTACCATAAATAAAATGGCGTGTCAACTACTTAAGGATCCTCTTAATAAGCTCATTCCAAGCCGCCTGCACCTTTTCTTTAGCCGCCTCGGCAACATCGTCAATTGTCCACCAGCGGCTCTTGTGCATCCATGCTTGACCTGGATCATCCTGCGCTCCACCGATTACATACGGTGCATAGTCCAGTTTTGTGCCAAAATAACCAGTCATATTATCAGCGCTGGTTTGCTGCGCCCTGTATATATCCGGTTTGCTACCAGTCAGCGCGCCACCTCTACTGGCTCCAAGTGTGCGGCCAAGCGTGCCTGTTCTGCGATACGAGCTGTCAGTCGGCGGTGGCGGGTAAGGTTTTACATTCTCGTGAACAATATCCAGAGATGTAAACATTGTCTTGCGCAGCCCAGCGCGTAATTTTTGCGGCGCGTCCTTGTACTTTTGAATGGCTTCTTGAAGTCCACGGATCTCAATGTCTGTCATCGGAATATCTCATCAAGTTCTCGTCCTAATGCCTCTATACTTACCACCGGCTGCCCCCAACACCGACAACGAGGATGCGCCGGGATAAGGATGTCTAATTGGCTCAGCGGGAATGTCTGGTTGTGCCTCGGGCCGCAAATGTCACACACGCGCTCATCGACGGCCGTCATCCAGCGGAACTCCTCCACAACGCCGGTTGACTCCCAGGCAAGTTTGTTACCCTTGGCGTACAGCCGTGTTACCTCCGTGGATGCGATCATCTCGGCGCGTACGTCGGTGAACTTCAATTTGAGCACATCTTCCAGCGACTGCAGCCGTGCGCCCGACTCTATCCAATCCGTGATCGCTGTTGAGATATATTCCCGCGTGGTCTGGTTGATGCCCTGGACCCATTCGAACCGGTATTGCCGGGCATACTCCAGCGCCCATTGATTGATCAAGTCCCAATTCGCAAACGCCTGAGCGGATGCCGGGAGCGCAGCCACGCCACCTGATGCGCCGTGCCGCAGGATCCGGGCGTAATCGGCAGATAGTGCCTCCCACATCCGTATATCCTCATCGTGCCAAAACTCCGGGCTGAGCGCATCAGGCATCTCGCATCTCCTCGGCTGATTGCAGGATCCGCTGCATTTGTTCAGATAAGAACGCCTCCATGTGCCTCTGGAAGACCCGCTCATCCTTGCGCCTCAGATCATCGTCCGGCGCTTCGCCTTCCTTGACGGCAACGTTCGCCACCCATGCGGCGTAGCCTTTGAGGCCGTCCTTGACCTCTGGATACATATATACAATCCGCTGGATGTGCTCGGGCTTCATCAGCTGATGTCCTCCAGCCAATAGCCGTAAGTAATTGTCTCAGGCATGGTTTAGCTCCAGTTCGGCTGCATTATTGATCGCATTGATGAGTTCCTGCAATTCTCCCGGCTCGTCCTCGCTGCCCTCCACCTCGAACACCGCCTTGATGTCATCAAACGTCTGGCAGCCAGCAAGCGCAGACCGGATCCTTCCAGCGCGCTCCTCGTCCAGTGATTTGCAAACAAATGGAAAATCTACCGGTTTGCCGCGCTTCATGTTGCGCAGCGCCAGCCGTCGCCACAGATCCAGCTCATTCAGCTGGTCGATGGTGTAAGGCTCCACGGATTTAGATTGTTCGCCCGGATTAGGTGGATCCGGCGGGGAGCTGTCTGTATCTTCGCTCGGGACCATTATCGGCCCAGATTGCGTTATCACCCGCATAGCATCGAGTTGTTCGTACTCCATACCAGCCGGTAAATCAACGCCTACAATTTGAGCAGCAACAGACAGCGGTATCCCCGCCGCGGAATAAGCTTGGAAAGCGTACGCCCGTTCTCGTTCTTCTTCCTGCATCTCAGTTTTGGCTTCAAAGTGGAATTCGATCTGATAACCGAGCGGTTTGAACAATTTTTTGTTCATCTCCTCGGCCATCCATTCGGCCCACGGTGTAATCGTATCTCTGAGCCACGTCTGCTTCTCAATCCTAGCAGTGGCGTAATTAGCTGAGTTTGCCAGCAGGAGAGACATGGGCATCCCGGCTGCCATCCCTGAATATAGTTATACCCTTGCAGCCAAGCCTGTAGGCCAGCATATAAACATCTTCTACGTCCTGGACCGTAGCAGAATTTGAAAAATTTACTGTCTTTGATACGGCATTATCCACGAATTTCTGGAATACCGCCTGGCTCCTCACATGCCATTTAGGTGATACTTCATGAGCTGTCCTGAATATGCGCCTGTAGTTTGAAGGAACCTCATCAAGCTGGTCAAGGTGCCCGGTCTCCGCGATCTTTTCCATGAGTTCCTTGCTGTAGAAGCCTTCTTCCTCCGCTATCTTCCTGAAGTGTTTGTTTATCTCCAGGAGCTTGTCGTCATCCATCACATTCTTTACAAAGGAGATGGCAAACAGCGGCTCTATGCCGCTGGAGCAGTCAGCTATTATGCTAAGTGTCCCCGTAGGCGCTATGGTGGTGGTGGTGGCATTCCTTATCATATA